AGGTAGTTGATACCCCTGAACCTTTAGATAGCGCCCCACCTGAAGACCTTCCTATTGAGGAAGAACAGGAAGATCTTGGCTATACAGACGATGATGAAGCAGATATTCGAACCTTTAATGTCCGAGTCGATGGCGATGACTTAGAGGTCACCGAAGAAGAGCTTTTGAAAGGCTACAGCCGACAATCTGACTACAGTAAGAAGACACAGGAACTTGCAGAACAGCGTCAAGGACTTGAGGCAATGACTCAAGAAAATGCCGCCGCTAGGGAGCGAATGTCACAACTCATTCCCGAACTGGAAGCCAACCTTCTTAAGATTCAACAAGGTCTCGATGCGGAGCCAAACTGGGACGCGCTATACAAGCAAGACCCAACCAAAGCGATCCGGATTGAAAGAGATTTCAACCGGAGAAAAGAGGCAAACAAACAACAGCTCGCTGCATTAGCTCAAGAGAAGCAACGCTTACACGTTGAACAAGAATCTCACACAGCACAGGCGAGAGATCAATTTCTCAATCAACAGGCAAATTTGCTTATCGAAAACATCCCCGAATGGAAGGATGACAAGAGGGCACTGTCTGAGAAAGCAGCAATTGAAGAATGGTCGCTGAAGAACGGTTACTTAGATAAGGATCGAATCGCGAACATTATGGACTGGGGCAGCGTCGCGATGATGCGAAAGGCCTGGTTATACGATCAAGGCAAAGTAGCAGTCAAAAAAGCGCAAGCCAAAACTAGTCAAACCCTATCTCCGGGGAATAAAACACGCTCCGCACCAACCCGAAGCGCGTATCGGGATCAGCAAGCTCGTCTTAGAAAGACAGGCAACACTAAAGATGCCGAGGCTCTGATTGCGATGCAGTTGAATTCAATTAAGAGATAATTATTATGACAATCGTCGCAAATACGTTTACTTCTTTTGATGCGAAAGGCATTAGGGAAGATCTTAGCAATGTGATTAACATTAGTTGATCCTTTCACTGGCAACAGTGATCGAAAATTCCGTGAATTGCTGGAACATCCCCCTGGGACAATCAGCAGCCAAGCTAGTTAGGAATAACTAGAAGGTTCAACGACTAGAGTACGGAGTCCAGACCGGACGGTAAAACTCCACGAGCGCGGAACGTCCTTATGGGACGATGATATAGTCTGAGCTGCATAGCAATATGCAGAAGTGGTAATTAAAAAAGCTACGATAACAAACCTGTACAACATTGCACCGGAGGAAACTCCACTTCAAAGTAACATCAGCCAACAAGAAGTCTCTAACACTCTCTACGAGTGGCAGACCGATACTCTTGCCGCAGCTGACGCTACTAACCAGCACATCGACGGTGATGACATCGCCGCCTTTACTGCTGTTGTTCCAACTGCTCGTGTACATAACTACACGAACATTTCTCGTAAGACTTTCATCATTGCTGACAACTTACGCTTTCAGGATCTCGCTGGTCGAAATTCTGAGATAGCTTATCAAGTCGTCAAGAACGGTAAAGAATTACGCAGAGATATGGAAGCCATCTTGTGCGCGAACACAATTCCTACGGCTGGCGGTGCTGCTGCTGCTCGTAAGACAGGTGGTTTGTCTGCATGGTTAGCTACAAATTCCGTATCAAATACTGGTGGTGGCGTAGCGGGTGCAAACCCTGTACTTACTGCGGGTATACCGACAACTGCTCAAACTGAGGGTACTAAACGTGCCTTTACCGAAACCCTTTTAAAAGAGGTGATCGAAAACGTTTGGACTAGTGGTGGTCAACCAACAATGGTGATGGTCGGCGCGAGCAATAAGCAAACACTCAGTAGTTTTACTGGTATTGCTGCGAACCGCTTCCAAATCACTAAACCAGAGCAAGGCACAATTATTGGAGCCGCAGACATCTATGTGTCTGACTTCGGCGAACTCTCAATTGTACCTAATCGATTCCAGCCTAAGCGTGATGCTTATGTACTTGATACCGAATATCTCGGTGTTGGTATGTTGCGTCCGATGCAAACGGTTGACTTAGCTAAAACAGGCGACGCTGAGAAGCGAATGATCCTGGCTGAGTATGGATTGATAGTGAAGAACGAAGCAGCTAGTGGTGCGGTCTACGACCTCACGCATACATAGCGGCTAACAAATGAAAGGCCTTGCGGGGGGTCTTTCACCTAACCAGGTGGAGATTATGAAAAGAACCCTCGATATAGATCCTTTAATGGCATCGCAGCAAATTTTTCATGCGAACGAGCAAGGCGACAAATTCACAATTGAAACCAAGCAGGACGTTTCAGGAATTATTAAAGAAGCCAAAGCGGCTCGCATCGAGACAGACAAGCATACGCGCTATGGCGATATGACTAGAGTCGCCTCGATCCCAATGACTATTTATCAAGATTGGGTGAAGAGAGGTTACACCAAAGACCAGAAAAAAATGAAAGAGTTATTGAACTCGCCTGAGCTCAGATACTTTAGGACTAGAGAAGGAAAAGTCTAGTGGCTATTACTAACTATGGGACGCTTAAGGCTGCTATCGCTGATTTTCTTAATCGCGACGACCTGACCGCTGTCATCCCAACGTTTATTGATTTTGCTCACGATAAAATCAACCGAGATCTAAGAACTCGACAGATGATCGCCAGGGCAACTGCAAACATTGATTCTCAGTACAACGCATTTCCTCCTGGTTTCCTCCAGGTCCGCGACATTCGATTAAATACTAATCCAGTGCAAGCATTGGAGTATGTGTCTTCGGAGCAGCAGAACCAAGAGAGAGGTCGAAATCCGACCAGCGGTAGACCGCGCCTGTTTTCAGTTATCGGCGAATCTTTTGAGGTCTTTCCAACACCAGACACTGCGTATGAGTGCGAAATCGCATACTACGAAAAAATTCCCGATATGGCTGCTGACACAGACACGAACTGGCTGCTAACTAAAAGCCCAGATCTCTATGTCTACGGTTCGTTAGTTCATAGCGCCCCTTATCTTAAAGATGAGGACAAGATTGTAATTTGGCAGACCCTCTACCGTGACGTTTTTAATTCCCTAACGTTGGAAGATGAAAAGAGTCGCTTTAGTGGAACCACCCCAAGAATGCGAACAAGGAGCTTCGGCTAATGGCTGGCACATCGAACTATTTAGAAAACAAAATACTGGATCACGTTTTAACTGCGACCAGTTATACGTCTCCGAGCACTTTATACCTGGCTCTCTACACCTCAGATCCGGGTGATGACAATTCGGGAACTGAAGTGTCAGGGACTAACTATGCGCGGGTTACCGCTGCGTTTACCGTTACTGGAAATGTTGGCACTAATAGTGGAGCAATCGAATACGCAGCAGCAGGTAATGCTTGGGGAACCGTGACTCACGTTGGAGTTATGGACGCATCGAGCTCGGGCAATCTGCTCTATCACGCCGCTTTGACTTCGAGCAAAGCGATTACAACTGGTGACATTTTCCGTATCCCGGCTGGCTCACTAACAGTGACGATGACATAAAAAAATGCAATACGGCACAGGCGATTACGGCGTTGGGAAATTTTCCCAGGTACTAGACGGCTACGGAGCCTTTGAGTACGGCACAGGGCTATACGGCGAAGGTGGCCCAAGGGTCATTGCATCTGCCGCGATTACATCTGTGACTACAGTCGTTGCCGCTGGTGCGTTTTTAGTCAACGGCGCGTCGGCAATGACGAGCTCTACTTCCGTAGCAGCTACCGCAGATGTCTTATTTGACAGCTCGGCGGCAATCACCAGTTCAACTCTTTTTGTTGCTGACAATACGAGTGGTGGAAAAGTTTTAGAAGGTGAGTCGGCTATAACGTCGATTACAACCGTCATAGCTACCGCCAGGCCTATCTTAGAAAGCGATGCGGCAATCCTATCAAGCACTACGGTAATCGCCCTGGGCGCAGTCACAACTGAGTCTGGCGTAGAGCCTATTCTGAGCGTGACAACTGTCTCCGCTGCGGGGCGTTTGAAGTGGGAACCGATTGTGGACCCTACCTCCCCAACGTGGACTGAAATACCCAACCCAACCGACACATGGACACCCATTTAAAAGGTAATAAGACATGGCTACATCAACACCAAATTACAGCTTCCAAAAGCCAACCGTATCTGGCGACTCAGGGGTATGGGGTGGATATTTGAATGATAATTTTACAAGTTTGGATTCACTGCTCGGCGGCGATACCGTTATAACTGGAATTGATATCAATAGCGGCACAATTGACGGTGCGACTATTGGTGCGAATTCAGCAAGCACTGGCGCATTTACTACACTTTCAGCGTCGGGAACATTTACTTTTGGCGGTGTAGCAATCACAGCTACCGGGACGGAGATAAATTATCTAGATGGCGTAACGTCTAATATCCAAACCCAGCTTGATGCTACCGGGGCAGGAGATGTTACGCTTAATGGCGTACAGACTTTAACTAACAAGACCTTAACTTCCCCAGTTTTAGGTGGAATAACGACCACAGCGTCAGGTAATTTAGTTGTAGACCCGGCGACTCAGATAATTGAAGTAAAAGGTGACGGAAGTAGCGTAGAAGGACAAATTAAGCTCAACTGCCACGCTAACACTCACGGACAAACCCTCAAGTCGCAGCCTCATAGCGCAAATGTCACTAATACACTGCTGCTTCCAGCAGGAGCTAGTTCAACACTAGTCAGCCTAGTATCTACAGACACGCTTACAAACAAGACAGTTAGAGACACTGTATACGCTTTGACAGGCACAGCCTTTGACGCTACTAACGGCGCAGTACAGACCAAGACTCTCGCAGCAAACACGACCTTCACAGACTCTTTAACCTCTGGTGACGCAATCGTCCTACAGCTCGAAGCAGGTGCTAGTTACACAGTAACGTGGCCTACAATGACTTGGGTAACCTCTGGCGGCAATGT